CCCAATCAGACACCATTCACCCTCCTTTGCAGTTCTGCCATAGCGGCAAGCACCGCTTTTACATCAAGCGCCCATTCGCTTTCCTGGTTTTCGTCGGCTTCCGCCATGGACACGCAATAGGGCAGCAGATGGTTTTCTAACCGTTCCAGCGCCCTTTTGATTTCTTCCGGCGTGCCGGTGTCCAAGAGTGCGCTTGCTGCCGTGTCCGGTTCGCTCAAAGGCTCCGGCTCTGCTGCTTTCTGCTGTTCGAGTGGGCGAAGTGCCTTCTGCTGTTCCTGAAATTCTTCAAACGTGCGCGGCGCTTCCCGGTTCGGGGAAGGCGCTGCTTCACGTTCCCACTCGACCTGTGCCGGGGTATTGGCGGTTTCGTCCTGCGGTTTCGGTTTGCTCTTGCGCTGCTTTGCGTCGCTGACCGACAAGCCGCCCTTTTCCCGGTGTTCCGCATATGCCGCCCGCTGCTGTTCTTCCGGCAGCCCTGAAAGCTCATAAGCCGCCGAAATGCCTAACCGCTTTTCCTTCATTTCCGCTTGAAATTCCGGTATCAGCTTCTTTGCAATCGCGCCCATTCTGCCGATCTGTGTAGTGGATGTGTTCAGGGTGTCCGCGATAATTTCACGCATACGCCCCGGCAGCCTGCCGCCCCGTTTCTTGTACCGCTGCAAAACGTCGTGCAAGTGCTTTGCTTCCTGCACCCGGTCCCAGTCGGTTTTTTCGCGCTGTGAATTGGTCGTAATTATCAGCAGTTCCTCCCGTATCGCCTGCATTTCCGCGTCCGGCTGCGGCGGCTCAATCCCGCACGGGATAAACTCATATTCCGGCTTTCCTTCCTGCACAAGCTCCAGACAGGCACGGCGGCGGCGGTGTCCCGCCAAAATTTTATATTTGTCCCCTTCGAGCGGGGTAACGGTCAGGTTTTGCTTTACCCCGCCCGCAAGCTCAATATCGCGTTTCAGCGTTTCGATTTCCGCCATCGAATAAAAATTATCCTCGGACGGCGCAAGGCTGTGAACGCTCAAAGCGACGATCTCATAGGCGGGCTTTTGGCGCTGCGCTTCGTCCGTGCCGGATGCCTGCGGCGCGTCCCGCTCGGCCTGCGCATTCAGCAGGTCCATCAGGTTAAATTTACCCATGCCGCGCGGCCCCTTTCAAATTTGTGTCCGAATCGGACAACATTCCTAAATACTCTCGGACAAATTGCAGATAGTCCGCCGCCGCGCCGCACCGCCGCGAATAGGTGACAATCGGCAGCGCCGCAAAGGTGCTTTCATCCACCTTTGCCGTGCGGCGGATGTGCGTATGGAATACCGGGAAATCCTTCTGTGCGCGGAGCCATTCTTCCCCCTGCGCGTTTACGTCGTTCCGCTGGTAGGAGGTCACAAGGCAGCCGCGCAGGCGCAAGGCCGGGTTTAATTCCTCTTGCGTGTTCCCGATCTGTTCCTTCAGCTCTGCCAGCCCGTCAAAGGCAAATTTGTCAATCTTGATCGGGATGATTACATCGTCGGATGCTGCAAGCGCATTGATTGTGCTGATATTGATATCCGGCGCATTGTCGATGATGCAGAAATCATAAGCCTCCGCAATCGCGCCCAGCGCCTTTCTGAAGCGCGTTTCCCGCTGCCGGGTGTTGTCTACCATTACCGCAAGGTTTGCGCGGAGCAGGTTCATATTGGCCGGGACAAGGTCAAGGCTGCTGTATTGCGTCCCCGCAATGATCTCCTGCATGTTCGGGCGCTTTTCGGTCATGATATCCGCAACGCTCTTTTCCTCGTAGCTGTGCAGCCCGAACATTTTGGACGCGTTGCCCTGCTTGTCATTGTCTACCAGCAGCACCCGCCTGTTATGTACTGATGCCAGAATGTGCGCCATGTTTACCGCGGTCAGGGTCTTTGCAACCCCGCCTTTCAGATTGATAATGGAAATGGTAACCACTGTTCAAACCTCCTGTATTTATTTTGCCCCGCTCGACTGCGGGTGTTGAATGCCAGTTAGGCCTTTCCTCCGTTTTCGCATGGATGCCATGGACAATATGACGTGTGTTTGTCCGGGGCGCACTTTCCGCAAACGTCTTTGCCCTCCAAACAAGCCTCCGTCCTGAATGCGTCGCATGTCATGCACCAGCATTCCCGGCAGCGTTCGCCATTCCAGGTCCACCAGCCTTGATTTCCTCGTGCCGGTATGGGAGTGTCAAACATTTCCGGGTTTTGCAGCACCCACGCGAACCGACCCGGCGAATAGTCGCCCAACGCCCGCTCCCGCTCAGTCAGGCTGTCCCGGATTTCTTCAACCTGGACGCAATCGACAATTTCAACCGTCCCGATCACCGCACCAAAAACCAAATGCGGCGGGACACGCACCGCGCCCTTCGTCTGTTCGCTCTGATATTCCGACAGGATTTTAGAAAGTATATGCACCTCTTCCATGGTAATCAGTCTTTCCTTCCAAATGTCTGTTTTTGCCGCATGTATGGCGACGCGTCCTCGGATAGTGGTGCGTCGCGGGCGGGTTTCATAGGTTTTCAGCCCCGCCGTGATCGCGAATGCGTAAGGCTGATATACGGTAAATGCTTTCACGCCTTAACCTCTCCTTCTGCGCTCTTCGCGCCATTGTAGACAACCACCATTGACGGGAACGGTGCGGGCGGGTACGCTGTCCCGATTTCATCGGTAAAATGCAGCCGCCCGCGGATAAAACGGATTTCCGCTTTCCCGTATATGTAATCATGGAAATACGCCGTATCTGTCCGGGCGGGTATCAGGAGCACAACCGTTTCCCCGTTCTGCGCTTCTTCATAGGCTTTCCGCACCCATTTCCCGATTTCGCGCCCGTATGGGGGATTGCAGAATACTGCCCCTCCTCCTACCGTCCACGGGCTTTTCAGCCCATCGGTTTCCGGGGTATAGTATGCAGGGCATTTCGCGCTTTTCTCTGTTGCTGCTGCATCAAGTGCAAAGTGAAATTCAGCGTCAAGCCTGTTGAAAAAGTCCTGCGGGGTGCAGTAGTCCATTTTCTTACTGCTTAAAAGTGCGGCGTTCACTGTTCAAAATCCTCCTTCACCTTTTTACGTGACAGGGCGATTGTACAATCCTTTGTGATTACCCGGAGCCTTTCAACGAATTTTTCATTGACCACATCAAGCGGGGTGATAACTGCCGCAAGTATCATGCCGACTTTTACCGCTATGTACAATTCGCCGTCTGTGGTTGTGCGTTCATAGAACATCAACATATCCGCGTCGCAATCCGCAAGCGGCCTTAAATACGCCTTGTCAATGAACCGAATCCCCTGTGACGTGTGCAGGGGAAGCAGGAGCGTCCCACCGAACCCAATTTCTATATCAGCGGTTTCTAACACGTTTTCGCATTCTACCACATCCCGGAAATCAACGGTTTCCGGCAGCGCTGCCCGCAGAAAAATGATTTTATCCGCCTGCTTCGACGTAATGTCAAACACGGCTAAAATATTGTTTTCGTCGAGCTGCGGCATGTGCTGTAAGGGATAGACTGCACCCGTTGCGCCTAACCACTGCACCGCACTTGCCCCGCTATGGTCATCATAAAGCATCATGCGGCGGTCCCGTTTGCAAAGGGAAATCACATGCTTAATTATCATGCTGCACCCCTTTCCGATCCTGCACACTCTGTGCGACGCGCTGCGCCTGCTGCAAGGCCGCTTTCAGCGCCGGGGTCATATTCCCCTGCACCTGCGCCAAAGCCGCCTCCGCCCGTTTCTGCGCCTGCTCCTGGCTTATCCGCGCGGCGGCATACTGTTCCGCCATGCGTGTGGCTTTCCGCTGCTTCCGGGTGTGCTGCGGCTTCCTGCCGCGCTTGTTATTCCGTTTTGCCATTGGTAACGCTCCTTTCCAGCCTTACGGCGATATTCATAATAGCCTGCACCGCCTGCTTTTCGCTTGCTTCGGTTCCTGCTTCTATGCTCAGGATTGCGGCTATATCCCGCATAGTTTCCGATGCCGACACCTCCGCCGCGTCCGCGCCTGAAAGGCGCAGGCAGTCGGGGCAAAGTGCAAGGGTATCCGGTATGGGTGCGCCGCACCGCTCACATTTTCGCATCGTGTACCTCCTGCGGCGCAAGGTCCATAAACCGCATTTGCGCTTGCACCGATTCCAACCGCTGCCGCGCCCGCTCGAAATATACCTTGTCGATCTCGAACCCCAAGAAATCAAATCCTAAATTGTGGCAGGCAATCAGGCTTGACGCGCTCCCGGCGTGCGTGTCTAAAATGCGGTCCCCCGGCTTGGCGTACTCCCGTAGGAGCCATTCATACAGCCTGACCGGCTTTTGGTTGGGGTGTATGCGGGCTTCCCGGTGCTTCATGTCACCCTGCAACATTCCTTGCCACCGAAAGCGGAATATCCGCACGGCGCTTTTGAAGCTTGTCCAGGCTAATTCACAGTCCGCAAAATCGGTTGCGCCGTTCTCCTTGTCCCATACCACCCAACAGGGACTGTCAAACGGTATCCGGCTGATAAAGTGGTTGGCCCCGAATATGATTTGATTGCGGGACACCCGGCGCAGCTCCGCGAAGTATTCAGGCGGCGGCGCGTCCTTATCCTGTCCGAAATAGGGCGTGTAAGCCTGCGCCTTTGCCAGAAGGCCGCGCGTCGCATTCTTCCTGCCGCTTTCGCCGATTCCATAGGGCGGGTCAACTATGGCAAGCTGAAAATAGCCGTCCGGGATTTCCTGCATTGCTTCCATGCAATCCATGTTATAAAGACGGTTTAACTCGAACATTCAGCGCCACCGCCTCAAGCAAAGCATTTTATCCCGTACCAGTTTGTCAACCACGCGCCCCGGCGATTTCTGACCGCCAAGCTGTGCAAGGCGGTCAAGATTGTACGCGGTTTGCGGGGTTACGCGGACGGTCAGCTTTTTCTTGTGCTTTCTTCTCACGCGCGATCACCCCCGGCAACCGTCTTTGCCGCCCGCTCGGCTGCGGGTTGGTTCTGCTGTTCCTGCTGCCTGCAATCGCAGGTTTCCCCCGCGTCCAAGTGCGCCCCGCAATAGGGGCACACCCGGTACGGGGTCTTTTTGCAAAATGCGTTCATGCCGTCAAAGCTCCTTTCTGTCGTTACTGCTGTGCCGGTCTGGTTCTTTCCTGTTCCAGCACAAGGGGAGGAGGGGCC